GGCGGCTCGACTCTGGCTCATGGGCGGGGCCGATCCTTCGGATCATCTATAACGTGTCGGGTATAGCCCTGCGGGCTGCTGGACGGAGGTGAGAAGCCTTTCAGTTGGGTCCCCTGACCCCAACATCAAGGCGGAGTTTCATCCCTAATCCGTATCTTAAACTACTTAAACCAGTTTATCCCCTTATCTAAACTCAGCTCCGCCCGGACCATAGCAACGTCCGCGTTCCCTAACAATCGTCCGGTTACTAGGGCACACCGGCGGTTCCGGACACTGCGCCACGGAATTTTCAAATTCCGCTTTTCTATATATACCCGAGCCTGCGAGCCGTCATAAAATGAACCAAGCTCGCTTCTGGATCTTAACAATTCGACATGCCGATTTCCTACCGTACCTCCCCCCAACCGTCGATTATCTCCGCGGACAACTTGAACGCGGAGATGGAGGATTTCTTCACTGGCAACTCGTTGTCCACTTCGCCAGAAAGGTCCGACTCGGAGGTGTCAAGGGAATCTTTGGGGATTCGACCCATGCCGAACCTACCCGATCCGATGCTGCGCGCGAATACGTTTGGAAGGAGGATTCGGCCGTCCCCAATACTCGATTCGAACTTGGCAAAATACCCGTTCGACGAGGTGTTAGTCACGATTGGGATGCCGTCCGCGAATCAGCAAAACGTGGACGGTTGGATGATATCCCGGCCGATATATACTGTCGACTTTATGGCAACTTCAAGAGAATTGCTGTCGACCATATGGTCCCGCTTGGAATCGAACGAGAAGTTAACGTGTACTGGGGCGTCACTGGTTCAGGGAAATCTCGAAGAGCCTGGAATGAAGCTGGTCTCGACGCTTTCCCTAAGGATCCTCGGACCAAGTTTTGGGATGGCTACCGAGGTCACGAAAACGTTGTTATCGACGAGTTTCGAGGTGGAATCGATGTCGCCCATCTCCTCCGCTGGTTCGACCGATATCCTGTGGTCGTCGAGGTTAAAGGTTCGTCTGTCGTCTTATCCGCCAAACACATTTGGATTACTTCAAACCTCGACCCCCGAGAATGGTATGCTGATCTAGACGCTGAAACACTAGCAGCGTTACTTCGCCGACTAAAAATCACACAATTTGCGATTTAATAAAATTTTATTAATGCATTCTAAGTATATTCGTGACCATCATACATTTCCATTGTATTCTTTACACGAGGATACGCAACATATAAACCAATCCTCTGATTAAGCTCAATACCAAGTTGAGGTGCACGATCTTCCGCAGTACAACAAATCATTTTTTCAACACAAAAAATTCTAAAAATTCCCATTTTTTCAGGACGACCTCCTTTAACAGCAGTTGATCGATTTTCACGTAAATAATTCCAAAAATCCTGTTGTTTAATAGAGGCCTTATGTGTCAAGGAACTAGTCTTAACTTGACCAGGTTCAATACTTACTTTTCCGTAGGCAATCTTACCACAAAACAACGTTGGTAATGGTACTTCACGAAGCCATGGTTCCTGATTAACTCCAGGAGTTCCAGTCTTCTTAACTGCAAACGATAACAATCCAGTTTGTTGACTACAAATCAATGATTTCCCTTCACTAGCATTAGTAGTATTGAGTCCAATTCTAGTCACCAAACCAACACCCTTTCCAAAATATTGTTTCCCATATAATGGTTGATTTTCAATATTTTCAGTAGTATTGTTATCATCATCAGCACCATTAGCCAACGTCCGATTTTGCGCTTTCAAATCACTTTTACAAAGAATATGAATACGCGCATCTTTCAAATCAATTTGTGCTAAAAGAGTACCAAAAGATGGAGTCCAAAATTGTGCACTTGAAATATATGCTAATTCCATCGCATTTAACGTTGAACGAAAAAATGACAAATAATCAGCATATAATTCATCAGCAATTACCTCCAATGTTTTACCAGCAGTATTAACACTAGCACCACTACTTTGTGCATCATCAACATCTCTAATTTGCCATTGCAACTGAAATATTCCTCCTTGAGGAGTATCAGACATTGATGATACATTCATTCCACTTTTGCGCATTACATCTTTAACGACTGTACGAAAAAATAAACGCCCAATCAACAAAAAATTTGCGTGAGTAGCAAGTCCAAAAAATACAGGCAAATCTGGATCGGTAGGTCCACCAATCAATATATTAGCCGTTTCTTTCGTCGTAACAATACCACGAGTAGTATATTTCTGAAAAATATTCTTCTTTTGTTTGTTACCAAAAAATCCACCAGACATACTAGTACGAACATTCATACCAGTACTGGATTTATTTTTGGACTTTGTCTTCGTCTTCGTTTGTGTGCCACCAGTTACATAATTTATCGCCGTTTGCGTCGCAGCTTCCGCAGCAATCCTCGCAAATTGCGGCGCCAATTGTCGAGCAACACTGGCAGCACCGGAAATAAACCCCGTAGCCGGACGACGGCCGACCGTAGTCCTAGGCGTATAGGGCCCTGGAATAACACGAGTAACGCTTCGCACATTGCCAGAAAAACTTCGACGACGTTTTCCTGCCATGCCACAATTTTTGAAAATTAAATTAAAATTATATTTCGCACCCGCTATCGCACGCGCGAAAAGACTGAGCCAGGTGAGCGAGTGAGCCGCCTTACTGTAAGTAATACTA